CTTATCGTTCTTAAGAAGTTTATCGCTTCAACATCTCGTTACTTAGTATTCGAACAAAATACATCTACAACTCGTCAAAGATTCTTAAACACTGTGAACCCTTACTTAGAGGCAGTTCAACAAAGACAAGGTTTATACGCTTTCAGAGTAGTAATGGACGAATCTAACAATACACCTGATGTAATTGATAGAAACATATTAGCAGGACAAATTTTCTTACAACCGGCTAAGACAGCTGAATTCATCGTAATTGATTTCAACATCTTACCAACTGGAGCAAGTTTTACAGCATAATACGAAAATAAAGGAATTAGATATTTATTAATATAATAAAAAGGAATAAAAATGGCAGAAATATTAGAGTTTGATAAGATGTTCTATACGAACTTCGAACCTAAGATGAAAAATAGATTTGTAATGCAAATCGATGGTATTGATTCATACTTAGTTAAAGCAGCACAAAGACCAACAATTACTTTTGAGCCTGTTGTGTTAGACCACATCAACGTTAAGAGAAAATTAAAAGGTAAAGGTGAGTGGCAAGATATCACAATTACTCTTTATGACCCAATTGTTCCTTCTGGAGCACAAAAGGTAATGGAGTGGGTGAGATTATCACATGAATCAATTACTGGTAGAGATGGATACGCTGATTTTTACAAAAAAGACTTGGATTTCTATATGTTAGGACCAGTTGGTGATAAAATTGAACAATGGAAAATCAAAGGAGCATTTATCCTAAGTGCAAACTTTGGAGATGTAGCATTTGATTCAAACGAACCAGCAACAATTGAATTAACATTAGCAATGGATTACGCAATCTTAGAATTCTAAAAACATATTCCTTACGGATGCTACCGAAGGACAACCCTCATCAGAAATGGTGGGGGTTTTTTTATTTCTAATTTTTTAATTTCTATGTATTTATATATACAAACTTAAAAACATTTAAAAGTTATGGCAGAAGTGAATATTGCGGCAGCTCCGGTTGCACAAAAAAGAGAATTTGATTTCCCAACGGAAACAATTGAATTACCTTCTCAAGGATTAGTTTATCCTGAAGGACACCCATTAAGAAAGGGTACTATTGAAATTAAACATATGACAGCTAGAGAAGAAGATATCTTAGCATCACAAAATCTTATCAAAAAAGGTTTAGTGTTGGATAGATTATTTGAATCAGTTGTTGTTGAGCCGGGATTAAACCCAAATGATATTGTAATTGGTGATAAAAACGCTATTTTATTAGCAACTCGTATTTTAGGATATGGGGCTGATTATGAAGTAGAAATTACTGACCCATTTACTTTTGAAAAACAAAAAGTCAATATTGATTTATCTAAGATACAAACCAAAGATATTGATGAAGATGCTTTAAATTCAAAAAATAGATATCAATTTAAATTACCTTCAAATGGTAAAGTTATTGAATTTAAGTTATTAACTCATGGTGACGAGCAAAATATTACTAGAGATACTCAAGCTATGGAAAAGATAGCAAAAGGAGCAGCTGGTTCAACTGATGTTACAACTCGTATGAAATATATGATTACTTCGGTAGATGGTAATACTGATACTGGGTTTATTAATAAATGGATTATGAATTCTTTCTTAGCAAAGGATACAAAAGCATTTAGAGCGCATGTAAAGGAACTTTCTCCTGATTTGGATTTGAAATTTAATTTTGTATCGGAATTGACAGGCGAAACGGAGGCGCTAGATATCCCATTTGGGATAGGCTTTTTTTACCCTACCACCTGATTATAAAATCACATTACACTCTCAAATTTGGGAGATGGTTCAATTTAGTAATGGATTTACTTGGTCAGATGTTTACCACATGCCGATTTATCTTAGGAGATTTTATTTTAATAAACTAATAGAATTGAAGAAAAGAGAAGCAGATGAGGTTAAGAGAGCTAATTCAAAAGCAAAAAGTTCTAAAGTGAGGATACGATAATCCTCACTTTTTTATTATCCAATATTTATACAATATAAAGGAAACACTATGTCAAACGAAACACAACCAATAAAGGAAGGATTATTCGGAGCAGCTAAACAATTTAGTGATGCTTTTTTCGATGGTTTAAAAAATAATGCAGTAGATAGAGTATTATCAAAAGCTAGAGCAGCTAGAATGAGCCAAGAAGCTATTGAAAAAATGGAAAAAATAAAAAAAGAAAAAGAAGAATTGGATAAAATACTTTCGCAAATTCCAAAAGCAAAAATATAAAAATAAGTGGCAGAAGACTTAAATAGAGAACGATTAGCCATATTAGGCGAATTAGGAAGACTTACTCAGCAGATAAATGCATATAATGCTCAAGGGATACAGAATGCGCAAAGGGAAAATGAATTAAATCGTGAAAGACTTAGAATAGGTAGAGAACTTCAAAGAGTAAATTTAGAACTACAAAAAGCACAAAGACAATCATACGTTGACTCTATAAACAGTATGAAATCATTGAGTTCTATGTATGAACCTTTGAAAAAAGCTGATAAACAGAGAATTGATTTAATGCTAAAAGCTGGAAATTTATCAGACACTGCTGTTGCAAGGGGTAATAATTTAGCTGATATAAATCAAAAAATATCCCAACTTACGGCTGACCAAACTTTAGAAAGACAAATTTTACAAGAACAATTTGATTCCGAAATAGTCAGATTTGGTAGAATGGCTGGTATATCGCAAGAAATAGTTGATAATCTTAAAAATCAAAATGAATTAGCAAGAGATTATTCTTCAATGACAGAAGGTCAAAAGGAACAATTGGAAGCTCAATTGGAGACATATAATACTATAAAGAAAACAATAGGTGGTATATTGGATACTGCTGCTATATTAACAAGCGGACCTGGTGGTTTGCTTGGTATGAGTCTTATTGGCGCTGGTAAGTTCCTTGGTAAGATGGGTGAGGTTAGAGGTCAGTTGGGTGGTATTGCTGAATTTGGAACAACGGCACTTGCTTTCTTTGATGATAACGCTGTAGCAAATGCAAAAGAATTAGCATCACAATTTGGCGGAATAAATAATGTATCGGGGCAATTACAAGCATCAACATCGCTTATATCAGTTAATATGGGTATTAGTGGAATTGAAGCAGCTGGATTAATTGGTTCGTTTGCAAGGTTGAATGGTAATAGCCAAGAAACAGCATTAAACTTAACAAAAGCATCTCAAGAGTTTGCAGCTCAAAATGGTTTAATACCTGGCGCTCTTATGGAAGATTTAGCAGCAAATACTGAAGCATTTGCACTATTTGGTAAAGAAGGTGGTAAAAATATGATTCAAGCCGCTGGAGCAGCTGCTAAGATGGGAGTTAGTTTAAAAACTATGACTGGATTGGCTGATAATCTTTTAGATTTTGAAAACTCAATTAACGCTGAAATGGAGTTGGGTGCAATGCTTGGTAAAAATATTAATTTAGATAAAGCAAGAGCATTGGCATATCAAGGTGATATAGCTGGGGCAACTCAAGAAACACTAAGTGCATTAGGTGGAGTTGATGCATTCAATAAAATGGATTATTTCCAAAAGAAAAAAACGGCAGAATTAATGGGAACATCGGTAGAAGAATTGCAAAAGATGGTAACAAATCAGGAGCAAGCAGCTACGATGGGTGGTAAGATAAACGCAACATTTAGTTTAGTTGGAGAAACTATTAATGCTGGATTAAACAAATACTTAGGTACATCACTAGAAGCTTTAGGTGGAATGGTGATGGCTGGTGCACAATTGGGTGGTTCTTTTGCACAAATGGGATTTGATGTAAAAGGAATGGCATCTAAAATACCAATCATAGGAAAATTATTTGGTGGTGGTGGTGCACCGGGTACTGTACCTGGTCCAGTCCCAACACCTGGTACTGGCGGCGGTCCAATCCCACCGGTTCCTGAAGGAGGTGGTGGATTAGCAAGTTTAGCAGCAGGATTAAAAGAAATGGGTAGTGCGAAAGTTTTGTTTGGAGCACTAAACCTCATACCTACTGCGGCTGGATTAGCTCTTATGGTTATTGGTATCCCATCTATGATGGCACTTGGTGCTTTTGGAGCTAATGCTGGTATTGGATTAGAATTTATAGGAGTTGGATTACAAGCTATGGGAAATCCACAAGCCTTATTAGGAGCACTAACATTATCAGTAGCAGCTGTTGGGTTTACATTAATGACAGCTGGTGCAATTGGATTAGCTGCAATTGCAATTGGTGGTGTTGCGGCTGGAGCTGGATTAACGGCATTATCAGTTGGATTAGTTTCATTAGGAACAGCAGCAGCAACTGGTGTTCCATTCTTAGGTCTTGCATTACTTGCTGGATTTGGGGTAGCATTGATACCTTTAACATATGCATTAAGTTTATTAGCACCATTAGTTGAATCAATTGGTAACGTTATAGTTGGAACAATTACAGCAATAGCAAATGGTATATCAATGGTTGTTAGTAGTATAGGACAGTTTGTTACTCAAGTACTTCCATTATTTAACTTAGAAAATGCAGCTGGGTTGTTAGCAATGGCTGGTGGATTTGCCGCATTATCTCTTTCTTTAATGGGATTCGCAATGGCATCTATTATGGCTATTCCTGGTATGATTGCAGTTGGTGCTTTTGTAGCATTGGGTGGTGGTGATTTATTAGGTGGTGGTGGTGAAGCTGGTGGTAGTGATGGTATGGATGAATTAATTGCTGAAATAAAAGGATTGAGAGCTGACTTATCTTCTGGTAAAATTGGTGTTAATATGGATGGACAAAAAGTTACTTCTAAAATAACATCAGTTGTAGATAAAGGTAGTAGAAACTCATACGCTAAATAACAAAAATGGGTAAAACATTAGAAGAATTATTTAAGACCAAAGTGTTGGATAACGGTAAGACGGCTCAGCAAAACTATGACATTCGTAATAGTAAAGAACCGCCAATAACTCCGTATAACCCATTATTAGATTTGCCATTTAAAGGAGCAAATGCAATACGAAAAACAGCTTCTGTTAGAACAAAAGAAACTAAACTTGAGGAAGAAACTACTGGACTTAGAGTAATAAGTAAATTAAGTGGTCCTGTAATATATGGTGTAGATGTGTTCAGATTGAATAATCAAAAAACCGATATGGTTGAGATTATGAAAGGAGCAACTGGTGGACAAGGTGGTAGTAATGGTATAATAGGAAACGCTACTAATAAAATAAAGCAAGTTGGTGAAAACATAGCAAGTAAACTTGGTATAGAATTTCCTCAAAATTTAATTCCAACTAAAATCGTTCTTAATCAATCATTTAAAGATGGTAAAGAAAACGATACAATGATTACATTATCTGCTATTAAAAATGGTAGAGAGGGTAATCTTATTGGTAAGACATTAGGTAAAATATTAGCATCAAGTGTTAAAGGACCTGTTGCAGATATACCAAATAAATTAGTGGGAGCTGGTATTGATTTTTTCAAAGGCGAAGTTAAAAAAGCATTGTATGGTTCTCCAAAAGTGGCCGCACAAAACTTAGCAAAAAAAGGAAAAGAAGAAATACAATATAATAGTACTGATAAATATTCCGAAACAATAGCTCCAAACGATGAAGATTATTTTAAAAGAAATGACCTTTCATCTATTTTAGTAGCTAAAGAAACAAAAGAAGCTGGTGGTGGCTCTGAAGTACAAAATAAGGTTAATAAATTAGTTCCAAAATCAAAAGGAATTGGAGATGGTATAATACCATTAAATTTAATAAATAACCCAGCAGCAAAAGTAACTGATTTTATATCTGATAACAAAAGTAAATTAGATTCTAAATTATCTGGAGCTAGAAAATTAGGTCAAAAAAGTATTGCCGGTGGGTTAAATATAGGTGATATAATACCTGGTACAAAAGAAAAGGTTACACAAACATCTACAGTTGACCCTCAAGCAGATTCCCCAGCTTTAAGAAATGATTTATCTTCAAAGTTAGAAGCTTTATTGGCTGGTGGTGGTATAAACGGAAATTCAATATCAAGAGATGATGTATCTATAAATCAATACTCTAGGAAAAAAGATAGCCAAGTAGACCCAAAGGTTAGTATGAGAACTAAATTGGGAATAGATTCGGCAATAAAATCGGATTATTTAAACGAAAAACTTCCGTATAGTTTAGGACCAAATGATACTAAATTAGTATTATCAGATGGTAGTTTTTTAGATGATTATGATTTTATAACATTAAAATTTAAATCATTGGCAACTGGAATGGCAGTAAATTTTAGAGCAACAATAAGTGGTGTATCTGAAACTATATCTCCATCTTGGGATTCTGCTAAATTTATAGGAACTCCATTCAATAATTATACATATACTGGTATTGAAAGAAGTCTTACATTTAATTTTAGAGTGTATTCAACAACACCTGTTCAACACATTGCTGCTTGGCAAAGAATAAACTTTTTAACATCATTGGCATATCCTCAAGGTTATGCTGGTGGTATCGGAGCTAGAGCACCATTCTTACAATTTACTTTAGGTAATTTATATAAAAATAGAGAATGTTTTATTGAATCATTATCATATACAATGGATGATAATTCTCCTTGGTATGTTGGAATGACCGAAGCTAGTGGTATTGCGGATGATGCTAAATTTTCTATAAATAAAGAAGAAACATCTATTGATAATTATAAATTACCAATGATTGTTGATGTTGCTATAACTATTAAATTACTTGAAGCTAAATATAATACAAGCGATGGTTACTTATATGGATTTGATAAATTACCAAGAGCATTACGAGCTGGACAAAAATATTCAGTAGAAGAATCTTCAAAAAATACTCAAATAGCCGGAGATATAAATAATTCAGATACATTTAAATTTGGACCTGAGGGTGATAGTACAACTAAAAAATCAGATGGTGATGCGGATAATATAGCATTACCTTTAGATAAAGTTAAACCTAGGTTTGACCCAGCTAGTATAATTTCATTGGAAAAAAGAAATTTGGTTGGTATAAAAGCACCTGTTAGTATAGATGCGTTTAAATTACCAACACTAGCACCATTGAGACAAAATCCAGATGCTAGTAAGGGAAACTTTATAAAAGATGGTAAAGATAACTACGAACTTTGGGTTAAGGAAGATGATAAAAAGTATATAGCAACCGTTTATCAATCTGGTACGGTAAAGGAAAAATCAAGAAAATTCTCTGATGCTGGTAAGGCAATAGATAAAGGTACTGAATTATTTAAAAAATATCAATAATGGAAAGTAGATATTACGAACAACAAACAAAGAAAACTTTTGATGGTAAGGAAGTATATAGACCAAAAATATATCCTAATATTCCATTAAGAGATGATGATGTTTATGTAATGACTGAGACGGGTGATAGGTTAGATACGCTTGCTTTTCAATATTATGAAAATCCAAGTCTATGGTGGATTATAGCATCGGCAAATAATATACATGATGCACCTTTGGGATTTCAAGAAGGTACAATATTAAGAATACCACAAAATTATATTTCAATATTAAGAAATTTTACAAAATAAATAGTTTATGTCAGCTTTTCCACATTTTTCAAACATAGCACCTTGGGTAACCAAAGAACTTGATGCACGAAGACAAGATATTATTAAAGTATCAAATTTAAATGCATGGGTGAGAGTTTCTTCTGGAGTTGGGAAAGGATGTATGATGTTATCAAATCCAAACTTTAAATTATTTGGTGGTGTGGGTGATAAAATTGCACCATCTGTCTATGGAACTAATGCACTTAGTGGTACTATTGGTGTTCAATGGGATGGTGTAACTCCTGTTAATACTGCTAATGAATATTGGGGATTTAGACCAAAGCCAAATATAACAACAATTGAAATTGAAGAAGGTGCTGGGTCTCTTTCTAGAAAAGCAACATTTACAATAACTGCATACACAAGAGCTCAATTAGATGAATTATGTAAGTATTACTTAGAGCCAGGATATACAATATTTTTAGAATGGGGATGGAATACAATACAAGGAGTATCTATGTACACTCCTAAATTAAATGGAGCGATTGTTGGGGCTAACCAATCTTTTGTTGAAGTTAATAAGAAAAGAGCAGCAGCTGAAGGACACTATGATAACTATTTAGGATTTATTAGTGGTGGTAATGTTACTATGGAAGGTGATAAATGGACAATAACTGTTAAGTGTACTGGATTTACCGAATTGCCGGCATATATGACAGTAACAAGCAATTCAGATACAAGAGAAAATATAAAAAAAACAAAACCAGCAACATTTAAACCATCGGAAATAACTGCAGAAACTGATTTAGGTAAAAAACGTTTTATGATGGCTTTTAATAGACTTCCATCAAATAAACAAAGCGAAAGTATTCAGGGTTTAATAAAATATGGAACTATCGCAAGTGTTTTAAATTTTGTTAATGTTGATGAGGATGTAAAAGAAAATATAAATGATACTACTTCTGGTTTTGAAATATTAGGAATATCAATAAATGATGAAGAAATAAAATCAGAAGGTAAAAATGTTGAAGTTCCATCTGGTACTGAAATTATTGGAGATGAAGCTTTTATTAGATTCGGAACATTAATGGATATTATGAATATGATTGGTGCTGGTTCACTTTCAATAGGTGGTGTCGAAGTTAGTATGACAGTAAACACAAAAAAAACAATTATTTCTGCATTTAAAAATATATATAGTACTGATAAAAGTAAACTACTTATACCAAATGCAAATGCACCTAAATTTTCACTAGCAGAAGCAGCTAGTTCAGTAAATGAGCAAAATACATTTGCAGAAACAGCAAATTGCTCAATTTCACATGATGGTGCGGTAGTAGAATTTCCATATTCAAAAGCAATAAAAGGTGGTACTGTTAGTGGTGTATCAATACAATATAAAGATGGTAATATTGAAGGTATAAATAAAGCCGCATATATGTGGGGATTTTTAGATGACCTTTATGTTAATATGGATTTCGCAAAAGGAATTTTAGAAACAGAAAACTTTTCAATAAAAGATGCATTATATAAACTATTAAATGGATTATCAAGTGCGGCTGGGGGTATTTGGGATTTTCAAATAATCGAAGTAACTACAACTAATGGTAAAAGTACTGAATTGATGGTAGTTGATTTGAATTTTATGGCAGATAACGGAAAGGGAATGACAACATTCTATGTATCTGGTGTAAACTCTGTATTTTTAGATGCATCATTTGATATGGATATGGGTGGGGCTAAAATGAGCCAAATTATTGGAAAACGTTTAGGATATGATTTAAATCCCAACTCACCATCGGTAGATGGAAAGGTATCAAAGGCAGTAGACCAAAATAATACAGCACAAGGGCAAAAGAAAGGATTGTTTACTGATATGCAAGATATGGTTTTAAAAGTAATAAGACCATTAGCTGGAAAACCACCAATGATGTCTCCTCAACAACTAGCACAAGATGCAGCTGCTAAACAAGCTAAAGCTGAGGCAGCAAAGGCAGCTCAGCAAAAAGTAATAGCAGATAAACTTGCGGCCGAAGCTGCAATAAAAAAAGCAGCAGATGAAAAAGCTGCAAAAGCAGCAGCATCTACTAAATCAACCGCTACAGCAACCACTACCCCAGAGACAGAAGTTGGTTTACTTGATAGAGCTGCAAATTTCGTTTCAGGTATAGGTGATGGTATTGTACAAGCAAAAAACAAGCTTGTTGAAGGAACTGTAGCCGCTTATGATACTGTTACTGAAGCAGCTGGCCAAGTTTATACTAATACTGTAGAGAAAATAGAAGAAGTTGGAGAAAATCTTACAGAGCAATTTAATGAGTTAGAAGTAGTTAAGCAATTTAAAGCTTTTTTGGATAAGGAAGAAGCTAAAGAAAAGAACTTTAAATTATTTATGAGTAAAATAGGTATATATCCTAAAGTATCAGTTACGAAAGATACTCAAGTTAGTTCGCCGGAAACGGAACTTACTTCAATAACAATGAATGCAGTGTACAACGACCAGTTGGTATTTCAGGCACTAAAAGCTGGATATAATAATGTAAATGCATACGATGCGAATACTGTATCAGCATTATTACCAATTAAATTTTCATTTACTGTTCATGGTGTTAGTGGAATTAAGAGAGGAGATAAATTTAAAGTTATTGGTATTCCTAGACAATATGAAGAAAATGGATTTTTCCAAGTAACATCCGTTAAACATACGATTGATGGTATGCTATGGAAAACTGAAGTTGAAGGTGGACTTAGATTAAATAAATAATAATATGAGAGCAGCAGATTTAATAAGATATACGGGTTTATCAAGATTTGAAAAAGGAGAATCTTTTAAAAACTTACAAATATCAGCCTATATTCCAATCCCAACTGAAATTGATTATAAGAGAGGATATATATCCAGATATTTTATACAAAGAGCAAATGATAAGGCAGGTAGAATAACAGAAATAAATGAAATTGCTTTTTCTAAATTTGTAAATGCACCATTTTATACTGCAATTACTTTGGATTGGAAAATAACTGGAAGTGATGATGAAATAAAAGATTGTAATTTTAAATCAATTAAATTTGTATTAAAGGAAATGCCAAAAATACAAATGTATTTACCAAATCTTTTACAATTTAGAAAAATAGAAGCTACACAATAATTTGGTAGTTTGGAATTTTATTCGTATATTTACATAAACAAATTTGGGGGTGACTCGGAATTGATTACAATGAGAATTATAGTATCACACGTAGACAGAAGTGCTAGATGTCTTTAAATCTGTACAAAACAATAAATGACGAAATGTCAACTATGACCTTCGAAGACCTTATGGCTTTCGTAGGTGCTGATTACGCTGTAGCAGCCTAATCACAACAATCGGGTCGGTGCACATATAACCTAGGAACAGAAGTGTTTACAAAGGCTTTATTCGTTGAGCCCGAATCAACGAATTGGTGGAAACGCTGTACTAACCATACGGCCCCAATTATTTTGGAAAGTGAATAAGATTAAACTTTATCCTAAACGTGTGACATGCTGGTATTATGGTTACTTTGTAAGACATGGGTTCGAATCCCATCACCTCCACAATAATCCCGAACTATATTTGGTAGTTTGGGATTTTTTTTGTATCTTTGTACCTATGAAGATTATTGAGTCTATTGAGGAAGTCAATCAACTAAAAGAAAAGCTGGAAACGGAAGCATCTATTTGGTATCCATTGTGGGTAGATAATAGTAAGCATCCATTAAATACTCCCCTTTCGCTCGTAGTTGTACGATGTTCCGATGGCTTATACATTTTACCTCATAAACATACAGACGCTCTATCGCTAAGTAATGAGCAAATAGAATCTATCATAAATACCAACGGACAAAAGTGGGTATTCCAAAAAAAGAAGATATTACATACTCTTAATGTTTCAGTAAATCTATACGATGTAGATTCGGCATACTTTAGAAAGGAAGCAAAGGTAATTGATTATGAAGCCCCTTTAAATCCTCTCCTTTCAACTCTAACTCACAAAGGGTATAGAGATGACTTGATACAATCCCTTCCTCTAATGAAGATTGTAGAAGCAATAGAACCGCAATTCGGTAAGTACTTCCATAAAGAACCTTATACCCCTACACTTAAATGGTACAACGAAGTGTTCATACCAACCCTTTCAGATATCGAACAATTTGGAATCCGTGTCGATGGGAAAAAATTTATTGATAGATGGCCTCAAGCTCAAAAGCAAGTATCCTCCGATAACTTAGTGTACACCGAATACAATCCATTTACGGTGACAGGTAGACCATCAAATAGACATGGTGGTGTGAACTATGCAGCCTTAAATAAAACCGATGGTAGTAGAGAATGTTTTGTATCGGATGGGATATTCCTACAAATGGATTACAACGCATATCACCCACGACTAATTGGTAAGTTGGTGAACTTCGAACTACCAACAACTTCGGTGCATGAGTGGTTAGCTGAACAATATGGTTGTAGTGTGGATGAATCGAAGGGAATTACGTTCCAATTACTTTATGGTGGTATTGATGATGACTTCAGACAAATCCCATATTTCAATTCGGTAGCTGATTACATTGATACCTTATGGATTGATGTACAAAAGAAAGGATTCCTACAAACACCACATAGAGAGATTCCGTTAGAGTGGATAGAACAACCAAATGCACAAAAGGTATTCAACTATCTACTCCAAGCCGTTGAGACTGAAATGAATATTGAGGTTATGAGAAAGATATTGGATTATATAAGAGGGAGTGGTATTAACTTTTGTTTATATACCTATGACTCGTTTCTTTTTGATGTTCCGACTGATGTTGATAGGGATTTGATTAAGGGATTGAAAGAAATAATTGAAGGAAGTGGGTTTCCTGTTAAGGCTAGTTGGGGTTTAGATTACGGAAAACTATAAGAACCCATATTTATAGTATATACAAAAACATGCTATAATATGAAGAAAATCGTTATCCTTTTTAGTTTTTTAATCCTTTCTTTGGTTTCCTTTGGACAAAATGTAAGAATTAAAAACAATGTGTTTGAGGTTTTATACTCACAATCATTAGAACAACCCTTAGTAATTAAGTATCGTTCTACTAACCGTCCTACAAATGTGAATAGAGGGGCAATGGATTTTTATAAAGAAGCAAATATCAAAACATCAGATGGTGAAGATTATAAAGCTAACATATATGATAAAGGACATGGTGCACCAGCTGCAACATTTTCTGATAATATGGTAAATCTAAAACAAACATTTTCTTACTTAAATTGTATAATGCAGGACAAATATCTTAATAGAGGTGAATGGAGAATGTTAGAGGAACAAATCCGTAAATGGGATGATACTGAAAATATTACTGTATTAATAAAAACATTCTTTGATACTCCTGCAAAACGAGTAGCAACTGGAGCAGCAATTCCATCCCACTTGCAAAAACATATCTATTTTGAAAAACAAAAGAAATGGAAGTGTTATGTATTTCTAAATGAAAAACCAAAATTTCACTGGGATGAGTTGGAAATGGTATGTGAAGCAAACGACCACAAATTTTAATGAATATGAACATAACTGAATTAATAAACGAAATCGTATCTGATTGGGCCTATCGATTAAAAGATGGTATACCTGATGTGAAAAACCCAACTCACTTAAAAGAGTTGCGTATTGTATTAAAAGAAATGGGAATATCTCAAATAGAAGATATCCTAATTGAAAATCTTTTAACTGAAAAGGGAAAGACTCCTCAAAATATTGCGGAAGAAGATAAAAATTTTACTAATCCTATCTTAAATAAAAAAGTAAATTATAAAAGTAAAAGCGGTGAAGATAAAGAAGGTATTGTTGGAAATCTATTAAGACAGCCTGAAGGAAGTCCTGCTAGAGATGCAGCTGAAAAAATGTTACCGCCAGAAGGTTCTGAAGAAAGAGATGCATTAAATAAAGAATTAGGTGGTGAGGGACAACCCAAAAAACCTGAAGATGGTAAAGGTGAAAAAGCTGGTGGAGCTGATGCTGAAAAGGAAAAACAAAAGCAAGCGGCATCGATGTTTGACCCAAAAGCAGACCCGGCTATGGCAGCAAGAATGGATAGAGAGAAAGCAGCAAATGATAAATTAGCACAAAAAGATAAAGAAGCTAGTGATAAAAAAGATGCTTTAGCTAAAGATGAGCCAAATCCATTAGATTCTAAATTTGCTCCAATAGATAGTAAGGATGTAGCAAAGGAAATGCCGGAAGCTGACCCAGACACATTTGCTGGAGGTTCTGATATTCCAGATGGAGTAGAGCCTGCGCAATTAGAAAAATTTAATACTGATATTAAAAATGTAGCACAACAAGTAGCTGATGCAAAGGCTAAAGGAGAACCAGCACCAAACATTAATTTATGTGATGTGACTGTGCCAGGTACAAACTTATATTGTGATGATAATTTAGGAATACCAAGAGATGAGATGCCACAATTTAAAGGTACTGCTCAACCTGGTAGTAGAGCAGCTGGGATGGATGTAGATGCAAGTGGTGAAGTAGATACTGAACCTGTTTTCAAAGAAATGTTAAAAGAGAAAGGTATTAAGACCTTACAAACTGAAATACCTGCTGATAAATTAAAAGCAACGCAAAAAGATTTAGTTGGAGCAAAGGTAGTCGGTATGATGGGAGCTTTAGAAAAAGACCCTAATCATCCAAAGATTACAGCACCAATATATGTGAGTAGAGATGGACACGTAATAGATGGACACCATAGATGGGCAGCAATTGTAGCTCATAACGCTGCAAATCCTGATAAGCAAATACCAATGAAAACAACGGTATTGGATATGGATATTAAAGATGCAATTCCAATGGCAAATAAGTTTGCAGAAGATATGGGTATCGCAGCTAAGAAAGCTGATGCAAATAAAGAAGAACCACAAAAAGTAACATCTGCACCAAAAGTTACCGATAAGATAAAGAAAAAAATAGAAAATTGGACTGAAAAGGAAAAGGCATTCTTTGATAGAAATGAAGGAGCACCTGGTTCAAAGGAACGTAGAAGTTTAGGACAGGCTTTAAAGGATAAAGCAGCTGGTGCTTGGAAGGCAATTAAGAAAGGCGCTAAGCATGAGGTTGAGGAATTTAAAGAAGCTGGGGCTGGTATTAAAAACTTTTTTAGTGGTAAACCTGTAAGTGAGCACGAACAAAAAGCACTTAAAGCAGTTGCATTTAAAGTAGTTACTACTGCAGTATTTGGCGCTGCATTTGGTGGATTATCACACGGTGTTGCTGCATTTGGAAAGCACGTAGCAATGGAGTTTATACCTCACATTATTGGTGAGACAATTCTAAAGGGAGTTGGTAAGGCCGCAGTATTTGCCGATGCCGAAGGTGAAGCTGAAATGGATGCAAATATGGTTAAGTTTACTGAATTGATTGCAAAAGGACTTGAAGAAATGGAAATTACTCCTGAAATGATGGAGCAGATGGTTGACTCATATAATGAAAAGAAAGAAAATGGTGAAGTTGATGGTGATACTACTGGTGTAAAAGCAGAACATTTACATTTAGTAGATGAGTTAGTGTTAGAAATGATTTATGGATTTATTGGTGAGGCTGGTGAACAATTTAAAGCAAAATCAAAGGATAGTGGTAAGATAGTATTATTCAAATCAAAAGATGCTATGGATGCTGCTGTTAAATCAGGCTCACATGAACCAATGGATACTAAACAAAGCAAAGCGGATGAACCTGTAAAGGGAGCATCTATGTTTGGCGCTGATTATCAAAAAGATAGAGGTGGTGTTGCAAAAGGAGGACCTGGTAGTGGAAGAAGACCTGCAGCTGAACCGGAAAAACCAACTGAACCTGAAAGACCAAGAGGAACTGCCAAACCAAAAACGGATGCTGAATTTAAGTGGAATCTAGCTAATAGAGACAAAATTACTAATTTATTAAAAAGAAGATATCCTGATATGGATGATAAGGAATTTAATAAAAAGGCAAATGATGTTATGAAGGCAACTTGGGATAGTATTAAAGATAAACCACAAGCTCAGCAAGGATTACCTCGTGTTGTAGACCCAGAGGCACCTCAAAGAAATACTAATAGAAATATTGTTCAAAAAGGTGGAGCTGGTAGTGGTAGAGATTCTGCTGATATTGCAAAAGCAAAAATTGATTTAAGAAAAAAGTATCCTGATTGGGATGATACAAAGATAAACGCAACCGCAAGAGCTCTTATGGCTCACACTAGAATTGGTAAGCAACCTTTTAAGAAAACGGTAATGAAAAATGTTTTTAAGAAAAGATTAGATAACGCAATTCCAAAAGAAGTAAGAGGATTTTCAGCAGATGATTTTTCAACTGTGCCTGGTGAAGTAAGTAATCCATCGAAAGAATTTAGTGGGTTCTACCATAGAGGTGGTGGATATTATTCGAAAACAGCCGATGGACCTATAACACATATACTTAAAAAATTAGCCAATGAATCAATATCAGAAGCTGGTAAACCACAACAATCAAAAGTAAAGAAAACCGATTTAGTACCTATTACTGATTTAGATTTAACTCCATCACAAAAAGGTGCAGTTACTAAAGTAGCTAATGCAGCTAAGAAGGAAATATCTGAATTACCATCTCCAAAAGATGAAGCAACTAAAAAGAAATATAGAGAATCCACTAAAAAATCAGTAGTTGATTCTTTAAAATTAACTAAATCAGAAGTAGCTAAAAGAGAAGCTGCTGAAAAGGCTGAATTAGCAAGTGAAATAAAAGCTTGGGAAAAAAGAAAAGCAGATGCTAAAAAGAATGGTGAATCATTTAAAGAGCCAAAACCAAAAAAGAAAAACAAAGGTGTAGGTTTGGGAAGTCCTGATAGTAGAGCTGGTGAATCTGCGGTTGTATTGGGTTCTATTCGAATTAAAGAAATAATGAATAGTGGTAAATCATATGAAGAAGCTAGAAATATGGTAGCAGCTGAATTAAAAAAATTCGTAGGACCTGATTCATATTTAACTGATTCTTGGATTAAATCTGCATTAAATACATTAGATTTAATGGAAAGAGAAATTGGATTTAATAATGTTGAGGAATTTGGATGGGATAACCCTGAAGGAAGGGCTTTGGTTGGTTCTCAAAATCATGGTACATCATCTGATATGTTTGTTAAAACTAAAGATGGTAAACGTATTGGTGTATCTCTTAAAAAGGATTTAAAAGTATTCATTTTTAATGGTGGATATACGGAAATGTCTGAAAACTTAAAAGAGAGAGGATTTAATCTTTCAGAAAATTCAGCACCAGAACATTATGTACAAAGAAGAACAGAAGAATTTGCACAGGGTGTTAAAGATATTACCAAAAACAAAAAAGCAGCATGTTCTGCTTGGGAAGGTATGAAGAAAAAACCAGCAGATACATTTGACCCACTTGATAAAAGAGTAGCTCATATTTTAAAAAGAACTGGAAAGAAAAAATTAAAAGATGTTAGTTGTGATGATTTTGTAAATAATATATTAACTGATACGGGTGGAGATAGTATGAAATTATTATCTCAATTTTACCAAAACCCAGAGATATCAAAAATATCACCTGCATATGGTAAATTAAGAGGATTAGATAGAGAAATGACTGATTCAATAGCAAAAGACTTTGGTACACCTGAAAACCAAAAGATTGTTAAAGATTTAGTAAGAGATGAAACTCACATTTCTGATATTCTTTTTGGTGAAAATCCTAACTTAGATGAATTGAAAGTTGTATATGGTACTGACCCGGCAATTGAAATGAAAAAAGAAAAGTTAGTTCAATTATTTGGTATAGATAAAGAATACGCTAAATTTGAAAAAGAAACTGACCCTAAGAAAAAAGCAGCACTTAAAAAGAAAATAGAAGATGCTATTAATGATAAAATTAGTGTATCAACAAAAGGTGGTGTAATGTCAATAGCTATTAGTGTTAAAGATTCAAATGGTAAAGAATCAGCAATTCCATTGTTTGAAGCTAAAATTAGAACTAGAGGAATTGGAGCTGCACCTACATTTGAAATGGCTCAAAACACATTTGGTGGATTGGCATTCAAATATGGTACATCTGATTATACTAAATGGGACGAGAAAGATAGAAAGGTAGTGGTTGGTTCATCTTTGAATGATTTGGAAGAAGAATTTGGAAATGAATTAGGACGTTTAGATAAAAAGACTCAATCGGAAATTGGATTAAGATTGGCTGAATTGGATAAAATTTCACCAAATCATCCTAAAGTTAAAGCATTTAGATTAAAATATCTTCAAGTTATGAAAAAATAACCTGTTTTTATCCTTCCTTTTCGTTTTTGATATTTATATATAATAAAAGAAATAAGAGGAAGGATGAAGACACAATTACTTTGTACGTTTACAACAAAAGAGGAGTTACAAAATACCTTACAACAAATAAGAGAGACTTATCATATAGTCTACAACTATATATACATATTACAAAACAAGTCTAATTTAGATGAATTGTTTGTAACATACAACATAGACACTGCATTTCAACCGGAAACTCCGTTGGAAAATACAATCCTAATACATAGAAAGAAAGAATCAAACTCACTTTACACTATTAATGCTCTTAACGAATTAGTTAAAGAAGAAAATGGTGGGGTGTTGGATACATCGTTTGTCATCAATTGGCAAAAGTTTAAGAATTCAATCATATTAACAAACGCCGAAGGTACTAAGAAAATTCAGACAAGGGTTTTTGAAGTAATTGATTTTGGACAAGGAAATAAAGAAGTTACGGAAGGACAATCTAAATAATTTTTATCATGTTATTAAAAAAGGGAGATAATAACGAAAACGTAAAGTTAATGCAACAAAAGCTGGGTATTGAACCAGCGGTAACTAACTTTGGACCTAAAACTGAAGCAGCTGTTAAGGCTTGGCAATCAGCACATGGTTTAACTGCCGATGGTATTGTAGGACCGGCAACTTGGGCAAAAATAATGGGAGAGGGAGAACCTTTACCAGCACCACCCGTACAAACAATAGCACCAGTAGGTGGATTGAAATTGGATAAATTAAGAGGACATATTCCTGATGCAGTAATCGCTATGATTCCTGATACAGCGGCTAAGTTTCAAATCAATACACCATTAAGATTGGCACATTTCTTAGCACAATGTGGACACGAAAGTGGGGGATTTAAAGCAACTCAAGAAAACCTAAACTATTCAGCAAAAGGATTGGCTGGTATATTTAAAAAATACTTTCCAACTGAAGCAGCTGCCGCTCCGTATGCTAGAAACCCACAAAAGATTGCATCTAAAGTATATGGTGGTAGAATGGGTAACGGACCTGAATCAACTGGTGAAGGCTACAAATTTAGAGGTAGAGGATATATTCAATTGACAGGTAAGGAAAACTATACTGCATTTGGTAAATCAATAGGTGAAGATATTATTTCAAATCCTGATGTAGTTGCATCTAAGTACGCTTTATTATCAGCAGCTTGGTTCTTCTCTAAAAACGGATTACATAAGATGGCAGATGAAGGAGCTAGTGATACAGTTGTAACAAAGATTACTAAAAGAGTAAACGGAGGAACAATCGGATTACCTGATAGAATCAAACACTTTAAAGAATATTATCATTTATTGGCATAAAAATTTGGTAGATTTATAAAAAAGTTGTATATTTATATTATAAAGTAAAAAATGGCAGATATTAGATTAAAATCTTTATTGAATGAACTAACATTCCGTAATCAAACCGCATTTGACAAATATAATAGTGCGCATAAATTAAGAAATAGTACTAAAGTTACTATTAATGGTAAAGAAACAACTGCAGGCCAAGCTGAAAAGAAAACAAAAAAGAAGCAAAAGCCAAATAATATGTATAGTGGTGATTATGCAAAAGATAGAGGTGATAAATCTTCTAAAAAAACGGACACTACTAGAAAACAAGGATGGAAAAGAGAACGTGGTGCACCATACGCTGAAGATGATAAATTTTGGGCTGATAGATTTTTACCAGGAGATAAAGTAGCTGGTGATATTGCAAGTGAAGATGATTTCAATATGTATAGAACTGCTAAAATTGGAATCTCATTGAACGATTGGTTTGCATCCAAAGATAAAAAAGATTTTAAGTATAATTTTACATCAAATGCAAACGGAAGTTTAATAGTTAGTTCTGAAAACGGCCCTATCAATTTTGTAATGTTTTCCGATGATAAAGATGGAAGTTTTAATTTTGGATTTACTGATAATGAAGATGGTGAATTTATATACGAAAACCCAGATAGCACTTCAAGTCGTGATAATGGAACTTTTGGTGGTTCAAATCATTTTGATGACCCACAATATGTTTATCAATCTATGAGATACATAATGGCACAACCTGAAACAATCCAATTATTACGTGGTGAAATAACAACTCGTGAATACAAACCAATGTATGAAAAATTCAAAAAAGAATTAGAGTTATCTAAAAAAACAAATGAAAATAAAATGAAAAATATAACTTTAAAATCATTACTTGAAGCTGAAGATTTTCAAGCTAGAAGTAAAGAAACTGGGAAATTAGTACATTTCAAATCAAAAGATGCATATCAAGCTGCAATCAAAGCTGGTTCTCACGAAAACCCTAACGCTAAAAAAGGTGAACAACCTAAAGCAGCTGCAAAGTCAAATTCAATGTTTGGTGGTGATTATGCAAAAGATAGAGGTGCTAAAACAACTTCTAATGCATCGGTAGATGGACAAACCGATGATGAATTATATGATGCGTTGTATGATATGGGATATGATTTCGGAGAACTTGGTAGTGATGATTTTGATGAAAACGGATTTGCTGATGCAGCTATGAATTTAGGTTATCGTTGGGATGATAAGAATAAAGTATGGAATCATAGAGATACAATGGGTGATGAAGCTCCTAAAGCCGATACTCCTAAAGCTAATTTTCCAAAGAAAGCATCTCAATTAAAATACAAACACTCAGAATCATTAGAAAAAGCCCTAAATACAGAAACTGGATTAGAAGGTATTGCTGATATTGATGATAATGGTGCTATTATATACAATGCTAGTAATGGTAGTATGCCAACGTACACATTATATATGGGTTCAAATATTGATTATGGTAATCCGGATGAATTTAGAGTAAGTTTAGAATCTACTTACGCTAATGACCCGGCTGACTTAAGTGGTAAAGTTGATAAAACTTTTAAATCTGCAGATGAAGCTATGGTATTTGCAATAGCTGTTGCTAAAAAATATAAGAAAGAATTGCAAATGGATATTGATGATGATGTAAACGAATCAACGAAACTAACATCAATGATTAAAAGATAAAACAAAAGGGAGAAACTAAAAATTCTCCCTTTTTTATTTGGTAGTATCGGGTATTTTTCGTATCTTTGAGTAAATCTCAAACCCATATAAATGCTTAATTTGATTAAAAAATATACTTCAAAAAAGATTTGGAAAGTCCAATAAATTGTCGTATATTTGTAATCTCTTAATATTTATATACATAGAGGGTGAAGGACACTCACCTAAATAAAACCATAAAACATAAACTCTTA